GGGGTCCCCCTCAGACAGCGGGAATATTTGCTCGAGCAGGTTAATTGCAGCTGCCTCGCCATCTCGTTTATTGCGGTCACTTTTTTGTTTGGCCAGTGTCTCGCGCTGGTTAGCCGCAACCATAAAGTTGGCCGTTACCTTTGCGACCGCGTCGAAGTCTGAGTTAATCAGCTGCTGTAGTACCGGGCTCAAGTTGCCAATCTCGCCCTTGCGAATTTTTGCCAAGGTATCGTCTGGGTTAACCATAAACTCATCTGAGGTCAGCACCTTGGTGAGCGCGTTAATTTTTGCGTTGCGCAGGCCAGCCTCAAACTTGGTGGAGTAGTCTTTCTGTATTGATGCGTCGCCAAATATCATCGATTGCATTCCAATATTTTTGCGAGCTAAGTCAGCTATGCCCTCTATATTGTTTGGGTTCTGGCTAACGGCTGCCTCCAACAATCTCATTTGATTGTCAAAGTCCATGTCAAACTTAACTACGCGTTGGTTTTTGGCGCGCTTGAGCTCTAGCTCATACGCTGACTTGAGCACCGCGTTGCCCTGAGTGGCCATCGTGGCCCGAAACTTAAACGACGCCTCTGGGTCAATCGTTGAAATTGTTTTGGTGTATCCGTCTGTGAAAGCCTTGATTTTTGTTTCAACGTCAGCTGATGTTGCCTTGCCGGTTTCAACATCTACAAGCAATTTTGTGAGCTCGTTGCGGCCCTCCATCTCAAAGTGGCCAGAAATCTCCATGGCCCTGGCCTTGCGAACCGCCTGATCAAAGATAGAGAATCCCTTGCCAAGATCAAGTGGTCCCATGTTACCGCCCTTGGCGGCCTCTAGCTGCTCTGTGGTAACAGGGTTTGTGGCCACAAATTCTAGGCCCTCTTTTTGGCGCAGCTCGCCTGCTTCCTTAAACAGTGTCGAGCTCATTCTCTCTAGCATCTGAGAGAGCTGCCCAGCTGCCTGCCCCTCTGCGCGAACCCCAACGTAGTCAACCGGGGCCATAGCAACGCGCTGCAGTGGTGCCCCACCCACGCCAGCAATCTGTGCGCGACCAGATTCAATTCGTTGCTCTGCCATGTTTTACACCTTTGAAATTGTTTTGGCGCCCTGAATTGCTCCAGAGACCAGGGTTGCGTCTGCCATGAGACCGCTAATTCTGCGGCCAGCTGCGCCTGCCATTTCGTATTGGCCAGCCTGGCGCTGCGCTGAGTATTGGGTCAAAATGTTTTGCAGCTCCGCGGATTGCAACATTGCGGATGCGTCCTCGAATCCCATCACCCTGGCGGTCAACGCGTTAAGGTCTGTGATGCCAACGTCTCGGTATGTGGCCGCCACGTTCTCTCGCTGTACAGCGGCAACCGAGCCCTCGCCATAGGCGACACCGGACGCGGCTGCCCTGGCGCGCATGGCCGCATTTGTGGCCCTCATGTTTTTGAGCAGTGAGTTTCCAGCGATGGTGTAATTTTGTGCCTCGACCTCTGCTTTCTTTAGCAGACGGCCAGCTTGGATCTCTGCATATTGCAAATCCATCTCCGATCGAACCCCAGAGATGGCCAGCGTGTCTCTTGCCTGCAGAAGGTATGCGGTTTGATTGTAGATGCCCTGGGCCTTCATGGCCTCCGATTGGCCGTAGGCAGAAATTAGCCCAGCTACACCATACATCTGACCAGCTGTGATTGCCATGTCTATGTCCCCGAGTTGACGGCCACGCGGTAATCGAGGCCCAGCAAGTTCATTTTCAACGGCAGGGTCTGCTCAATCTCAATTGCCTGCTCGCGCTGATATCCCAACACACCGTTGACGCGCTTGATTCCGGTAAATGTTGGGACCGGCAAATCTAACAGCGGGTTATCCATCAAGCGAAACTCGATGAGCTGGTTGTTAACTTCTAAGTTTTGTGTGTCTTGCACGATTGCGCTAATTTCCACAATGCGCTTTTTGAATGAGACCCGGCTGCCAGTTTGCAGCTTGATCTCTACCGGCATGGTCTTAACGTACACCGGGATTGGCAGGCCAGCCTCGTAGCTTGTGACTGACTCGCGGTCAAATGTAATTGCGCCGCCAGCGGAGACGGTCTCGTTAGACTGTGGCACTCCGTCGCAGATGACGTTTAAGCTCTTGCCGATATGCGGCAGCCCAGACCCAATCCCACTTGCGGATGCGCCAACAAAAGCACAATCTGTAAAGTAGTCGTATCCAAATAGCTCTACAAAGTATTTTGTGGTTCCACTAAATACGCGCTTTGTCACGCAGTAGATGTCCGTGATATCTACGCCAACGTCTATAAACTCACCGTCAGTTGTAAACTCAGATGGCGCAGTAATCTGTTGGCTGCGCATAATCGCAAACGCAGACATCGACCCGTCGTCCGTGTTTGTGATCAATAGCAAGTCGCCCTCTTCCGTGGAAGACGCACGACGCATAGCTATACGTTGCGGCCCCTTGAGAAGGTGGCCAGAAAGCAGCGAGATGCGCTGCGTAATGTATGTGAGCTGTGTGTCAGAAAACACAAACTCGTTGAGAGACTTGCCCTGGCGTTGGATGTAGACCGACCCGGTTTCGACCGATTGCACCCTGGTGCCTGGCTTTGTACCATTACGCGATACGTTCTTAAATGTAAACGTCAGCGGGGTGACAGGATCGGTTCCCTGCTGCGGCACATAGAACTCGCCCCCAGTAGTAAATACCTGGAAGTCCCTCGAGCTGATAATGTCCGTGATGACGTTGAGCTCGTTGGTATCTAGTGTTGCCTCGACCGCGTCGTCGTCCAAAGACTCGCTTGGAACGAAGTCATAGAAGAGACCAATCTTAGATCCCCAAATCGTGGACGGCCTGCTCTTTGATCCACCAAAAAATAGACGGCCCTCGTGAAATGTGACCGTTCTTGGCCAGCCCCTAGTTGAGCTCCAGACATCTTCGTAAAAACACTCAACCGTCCAGTTGCCTGTTGTTCTGGCGCTAGAGTCAAAGAATGGATACTCGGTGATGCCCTTGACCACATCATCGCTAACAAACTCTGTAATGCGCACCCTGCCCTGCGGAGATGCGTTGATGTATTGATACACGCTTTCGTTGGCAAATGGAACAACCTTGTACCCATTCCCACTTGTTGGCGGCGTGTCCCAATCTGGAAACACAGTGGCAACCTTGGTGGTGCCGTTGTAGTCGGTAATCTTTCGAGCTTTCCCAGACTGCGACCCAGATGTCATGCGCACGCACAGCCCAACATAAATGTCGTCTGTTGAGCTTGCTGATGCTTTAAGAGTCAGCGTTCCAGCCGTAGCTCCTTGGCAACTTCCGGTGTCGCCCGTGTACGCAGACGCCGTCAAAGTAATGTTGCCGCTTACAGCTGATGGCGTAATAGTTGCTAGCGGGGTAAATACTTGCAAATTAAATGCGTACTTTGGAATAGAGTCGAAGCTAATAGTTGACGCCGTCCAAGTTGCGTCTGTGGCTCCGCGCACAATTGTGGTTGGCTGCAGGTCTGGGTGGACAACAATTAGCGTGTCCGCAGATTGCGTCCAGCACATATCGTCCACCATGTCGCTGGTAATCGATGTCGTTAAGTAATTATTGGCGCCGCCGTTAATCGCTGTAACTACAGCGCCGTCTTTGATGACGTACATACGTTGGTGCGTAAAGCACAACATATAGCTGTCGTCGACCGAGAATTGAAACGGCACCAGGCGCACTCCGTTGCCAGCTGATGGCGTGGAGCTGTTTGGTAGCTCGAGGATGTGCTTTGTGCCTGGTCGGCGACGCAGGCCACCCTGTGGCTGTATTAAGACGTTTGTGGCTTTTGCTAACGCGTTGTTATATGACTGCAAATCTACCCTGGCGCGCAGCAGGGGATCGAGCTCGCCCGTTGAGAAGTTGGTTTGAAACTCGACAAAGCGCGGCATTAGTTTCTCACTGCTATTAAGCTAAAGTCTTCAATTACCCTGGTGGGTTGGTTTTGGCCATCAATGTTAGCGGCAACCCTAAAGTACCCACCTCGCATATTTTCGGATGGATCGCCCAGCGCGACTCTCTGCCACTTGGTAGATTTTTCTTGCTGCTCCGTAACGGTCTCTGCAATGTGCCAGGCCATTTGATATTTGAGCAGCTGAATAAAATATGACGGCATTGCGTACTCTGGCACGGAGTATTGGTAGTCGATATAGACGGATTGAATATTGGCAAGCAGCTTGTCGCCTTGTATTTCCCAATCTTTTACTGGGTAGCTGCCAAC